GAGAAGCTCTACAACGAGCGGCACGCCGTCGGCCAAGTTCATGCCCGGAAGAAAAAGCACGCCGAGGATTTGCCGTTCGAGCAGGGCGTGCCGGAAGCGGAGGTTTCCGCCAGCGAACTGATTCAGCAGCAACAGGCGATTCTCGGCCGCAACGGAGAACACCAGCGGCTACGATCAAAACGCGACCAACTCGGGGTGCAATCGAAGGTTTTGGCCGATGAGGTTGAGGCGTTACGACTCAAGCTGCGCGACGCCGAAGGCAAGCTGGCCTCTGTTCAAGAGCAATGTGCTACCGCCTCTAAGTCGGCCAGCGAGTTGGTCGATGAATCGACTGCCGAACTGGAAGAGTCGCTACGGAAGATCGACGACACGAACCGGCGAGTGCGAATCAATGCCGAGAAACGACGGGCGGAGTGCGAAGCGTCGGAACTGGGAGAACAAGTCGAGTCCCTAACGAATCGGCTGGAAGAGATTCGCCAGCAACGTCAGCAGTTGTTGTCCAGTGCCACGTTGCCCCTCCCTGGCTTGTCAATCGCCGACGGCGAATTGATCTACAACGGCCAGCGGTGGGACTGCATGAGTGGGTCGGACCAGTTGCGGGTGGCCGTGGCCATTGTGCGGCAACTGCGGCCGGAGTGCCGGTTTGTGCTAATCGACAAGCTGGAACAGATGGACCTTGGCACGTTGGCGGCCTTTGGCGAGTGGCTGGAGGCCGAAGGCCTGCAAGCCATCGCCACCCGCGTCAGCACGGGCGACGAGTGCAGCATCGTGATTGAGGACGGCCTGGTGGCCGGTGCGGAGCCGGTCGCCGCCAAACCTTCACCTTTTGACCAGGAGGGCTTTTAGCATGGAGTTGACCAAAGGATTACGGCAAGAACCGCAACGAATTGTGATATACGGGCCGGAAGGCATTGGCAAGTCAACGCTGGCCAGCCAATTGCCCGACCCGGTGTTTATCGACGTGGAGGGCTCCACCTCCGATCTGGACGTGGTTCGCGCCCCGTCGCCGTCAAGCTGGCGGGCGTTGGTCGATATGGTCGCAGAGTTCGCACGCGACCACAACAACCGGCAGACGCTCGTCATCGATACGGCCGACTGGGCGGAGCATCTTTGCATTAGCCACGTCTGTGCGTCAAACAACCTGACTTCCCTCGGTGGTCAGGAAGATTTTGGGCGTAGCTACAATCTCCTGGAAACCGAGTGGTGTCGATTTTTGGACTCGTTGTCGCGGGTCGCCGCTTCTGGGATGCACGTTTGCCTTTTGGCCCATACCGGCGTCAAGAATGTCCGACAACCCGATCTCGACAAGGGTTACGATCGTTGGGAATTGAAGATGGAACGCAAGACAGCCGCCGCCACAAAGGAATGGGCCAGAACTGTCTTGTTCTTGAATTTCAAGACCTACATCGTCGAGGGCAAGGATAAGAAAAAAACCGCCACGGGCGGGCATCGGGTCATCTACGCAACTCACGCTCCGGCGTTTGACGCCAAGAACCGTGGCGGGCTTCCCGACGAAATGCGGCTGGAATACGCGGCCATTGCTCAGTTATTTGGGCAGCAGCCACAGCCACAAAAGGAGCCACTGACACCTCAGCAGGGGCAAGTGGCGAGCGCCCCACCGGCCGCTGAGCCTCCGGTCAAGACGGAACCACAAGTCGCCCCGCCCGTGTCAACTTCAACCGCAACGCCACACCTCAAGCCGCTGTTGGACTTGATCGAGCGGGACAAGGTTTCACCGCGTGAGGTGCAGTTGGCTGTGGCAAAACGCGGCTACTACCCGGCGGACACGCCGCTGGAAAACTACGACCCACAATTCGTTGCCGGCAAGCTCGTCGCCTACTGGCCCAAGGTGGTTGAATGGATCGAAGTAATCAGAAAGGAAGCAGCAGCATGAGCGAAGAAAAGGTTTTGGGTTGGGACGATGAAATCAGTAACGACGACGCTGGCAATTTCGATACCGTGCCGTCTGGCGATTATCCCTTCGAGGTCGTCGATGTGAAACGAGGTCAGCACCAGGCCAAGGCGTCGGGTAAGCTGCCCAATTGTCCGAAGGCTGAATTGAAGGTGCGGGTGTTCACCTCCGATGGCGAGCATGTGGACATCGACCACAACCTGTTTCTCCACTCTCGGTGTGAGGGGATGCTGTGTCAGTTCTTCCGCGCCATCGGCCATCGGAAGCATGGCGAACCTTTGCGGCCCGATTGGAGCCGTGTGATTGGGTCGCGGGGCTGGTGCAAAGTCACCATCCGCGATTGGGTCGGCAAGGATGGCAACAAATACCACTCCAACGACATCAAGTCGTTCATCGACCCCGACAAGGCACCGCCGCTAACAAAATCGCCAGTTCCATTTAATGTGCCGCCTCCCGACGAGGGAGGGTTCTAGCGGTGAAATTGCGACCCTACCAGCAAGAGGCCCGCGATGCCATTCTGCGTGAATGGAATGACGGCCGCCGGAAGACGTTGATGGTGTTGCCAACAGGGTGCGGAAAAACTTTGGTATTTTGTCGCGTGTCCGAAGAGGTGGTGCGTCAGGGCGGCCGGGTGTTGATCTTGGCCCACCGTGGCGAACTCTTAGACCAGGCCGCCGACAAGATGGCTAAAGCCACGGGCTTGGGCTGCGCCATCGAGAAGGCAGAGAACACCTGCCTTGGCGAGTGGGAGCGGATTACGGTTGGCTCGGTGCAAACCCTCATGCGTCCGCAACGGCTTGAGAAGTTCCGGCCGGATTATTTTCAGGCGATTATCGTTGATGAGGCTCACCATTGCCTTGCGGACACGTACCAGCGGGTATTGGACCACTTCGCCGAAGCCAATGTTCTTGGAGTCACGGCCACGCCGGATCGGGGCGACAAGCGGAACCTCGGCCAGTATTTCGAGTCGATGGCCTACGAGTATTCATTGCACCAGGCAATCAAAGAGGGCTACTTGTGCAAGATTGTCGCGGCCACCATCCCCCTAAAGATTGACTTGACGGGAGTGAAGCAACAGAACGGCGACTACCAGTTGTCGGGAATTGCCACGGCGTTGGACCCGTACTTGGAACAGATTGCCGACGAAATGGTCAAGCACCGCGACCGCAAGGCCGTGGTGTTTCTGCCGCTGATCGCCACCTCCAAGAAGTTCGCCTACATGCTTCAGCAACGCGGGTTGGACGCGATGGAGGTCAACGGCGAATCGTCCGATCGGAGCGAGATACTTTCGCAATTCGACGCGAAAGAAAAGGGGGTGCTTTGCAATTCCATGCTGCTGGTCGAGGGCTGGGATTGCCCATCGGTCGATTGCATCGTTGTGTTGCGGCCCACCAAGATTCGCAGCCTGTTTGCCCAGATGGTCGGTCGCGGCACTCGCATCTTTGACGGCAAGGAAAACCTGCTGCTGTTGGACTTCCTTTGGCACACGGCCAATCACGAGTTGTGCCATCCGGCTCACCTGATTTGCGAGTCGGAAGAGATTGCCGACAAGGTAACGGCAATGCTGGCCGACGCTGATGGCGCAGCAATGGACCTCGAAGCCATCGAAGTAGAGGCCGAATCGAGCGTTGTGGCCGACCGCGAAGAGGCGTTGGCTAAGAAGCTGGCCGAAATGCGGAGCAAGAAGGCCAAGCTGGTCGATCCCGTCCAGTACGAAATGAGCATCGGGGCCGAAGACCTAGTGGACTACCAGCCGGCGTTTGGTTGGGAAATGGCCCCGGCATCCGAGTCGCAGACGGCAGCCCTGGAAAAGCATGGCATCTTTGCGGGTGAAATTGAGAGCGCCGGTAAGGCGTCTCTGTTGCTAGACCGGCTCGCTAAGCGGCGGTCTGCCGGATTGGCCACGCCCAAGCAGATTCGATTATTGGAACGAAAGGACTTTCAGCACGTCGGTCAATGGTCATTTGAGGAGGCCAGCCGAATGATTACACGCATTGCGGCGGCTGGCTGGCGTGTGCCGGCCAGCGTTGACCCGAAAGCATACCAGCCCGAGGCGCAGGGTAACTTTGGATTTGAGACCATGCCAGAGGCGGTGTTTTAATGGAAGGGAAATGTCAATGTACGAACACCCGTTTGTGCCACGATGTCGTCATTGTGGCGAATACCTGATCGCTCTTCCAAGCGGTCTGTATTGTGGATGTCCCCGCATGTGCGGCAAGCTCATACCTATCTGTCAAAAATTTGCAGCAAAAATGCGGGCGTACAGGAAACGAGAATGGTTGGCGACGTTGCCAAGCTCCACGAAGAACAAAAAACGTTTGAACGGGCGGAGCACATATACGATTAACGGAAAGGTTTTCCTGCTCACGCGTGGACAAAGGCCAAAATGCCCTGACTCCGAAAACGTTGCATTGCTTGGTGGGCGTCCGCGGAAGTTCCAGCCAGTTGACGACTGCCAAGCATGACCCCCTACCAATACCTATCCGACCGACTGACGAAGGAAATGTTCGAGGGGAACATGCACGCCACGCTGCGCGATGTGGGCCGGCTGGCCGGCGGCCTGGTTGCCTCGGGCGAGATGCCAGAGACAGACCTGTTCGCCTTAGCTTCGCAAGCTGAATCGCTGTCAATCAACAAGGAGGAAGGCGCAACCAAGTGGCGAGAGGCCGCAACCTTCGGCCGCAATGAGCCGGTCGAGTGGGACAAGTGCCCACAAAAGCCAGATCGTGCCCTCGACTGGGACAGCACGATCGGCGGTAACGATGACGACTACAAGATCGTCGATCCGCACTGGGTTGAGGCCGTGGAGGTCCGCGAGCCTGGCGACTGGAACCCCGTGGCTCAGATTTCAGAATATCTGACGGCTCTGTTTTCGGGCGAAGAGTACGTGGGCTTCGTCGTCGAGAGCTTTGAGAAGGATGGCAAGAAGCTGCCGACACGCGGCAACTATGGCCAGACGGCCGGGGAGTTGCTGGCTAACTTGTCACGATACAACGACGTAGGGGCCGTGTTCGGCGATGTTGACCCAACAGTTGGGGCATGGATTAGGTTCAATCCGCTGGATGGCCAAGGCGTCTACGACAAGAACGTGACTGATTTTCGGTTCGCCCTAGTCGAGTCGGACAAGCTGCCCATCGACCAGCAACACGGCATCTACAAGACGTTGGAACTGCCGATCGCCGCGTTGGTTCACAGCGGCAACAAGTCACTCCATGCCATCGTGCGAATCGAGGCGGAGTCGCTGGAAGAGTACCGACGCCGCGTGGACCTGCTCTATCAGGTGTGCGAGAAAAACGGGCTGGTAATCGACCGGCAGAACCGCAACCCGTCACGCCTAAGCCGGATGCCCGGCGTCGAACGCAACGGGAATAAGCAGTTCTTGGTGGCCACCAATGTGGGCAAACCATCGTGGACGGCATGGGAAGAGTGGATCGAGGCGGTCAACGACGACCTGCCCAACCCCGAATCCCTCGCCGCGGAGTGGGACCGGCTACCTGACTTGTCGCCACCGCTGATTGATGGTGTGCTTCGGCAGGGCCACAAGATGCTGGTATCGGGGCCGTCGAAGGCCGGTAAGTCGTTTCTGCTGATCGAGCTTTGCGCCGCGATCGCCGAGGGAAGGAAGTGGCTCAACTGGCAGTGTGCCCGAGGCCGCGTGCTGTACGTCAACCTGGAGCTTGACCGGGCATCGTGCTTCCATCGGTTCAAGGACGTGTACAATGCGCTCGGCTGGCCGGCTGACAACCTTGGCAGCATCGACATTTGGAACCTTCGCGGCCAGGCCGTGCCAATGGATCGGCTGGCCCCCAAGCTGATCCGTCGGGCAATCAAGAAGCAGTACGCGGCGGTGATAATCG